CTTGCGGACTTTGGCCCGCTGTCCGTTGGCGGCGACCCGCGCTTTTCGTGGGAGCTTATGAACGCCACAAAGCAGGACATCAACGAGGCCTTCTTTGTGGACCTCTTTTTGACCATCCGCTCCCGCATTCAGCAGGGGGCATCACCCACCGCGCATGAGGTGGCCCAGCTTGCACAGGAGCGCATGTTCCTGCTTGGCCCCATGCTGGTGAATCAGCAAACCGAGAACTTTGACCGCCTGTTTGACCGGCTCTTCAACCTGCTGTTGCGGCGCGGCGAACTGCCGCCAGTGCCGCGCGAACTGGCTGGCCAGCAGTTGAAGGCCGAATACGTGAGCCCGCTCATGCTGGCGCAGAAGGAAGGCCAGACGCAGGCGGTGCTGCAAACCTATCAGGACGCCGGACTCATCGCGCAGGCCGCGCCCGAGGTGCTGGACAACTTCGAGCACGACGAGAACTTGCGGCGCGTGGCCGAACAGCGCGGCTTTCCGCAGAAGGGACTGCGTAGCCCCGACGAGGTGGCGCGGCTTAGGCAGGCGCGGGCCGAGGCGCAAGAGCGGCAAGCGCAAATGGAAATGGCGGCGCAGGACATCCGCGATGCGGCGGGCGCCGCTCCGGGCCTTGCCAAGGCGCCCGAAGAGGGAAGCCCGATGCAGAAACTTCTTTCGGGGCTTGAAGGAGGCGCGTGATGGAAGCGGGAGCCGACATCAAAACCATGAACGAGGGCGACGTTCACGCCCACATCCGCACCGCGTTGGCAACGCCGTCCGGCAGGGTGCTGCGCGAGTTCCTGCGCATGCACTGCTTCATGATGCCGTCTGCGGCGTCCGGCCAGTGGCAGAGCGGGGAGCAGGTGACGTTTCGCTATGGGCGCATGACGCTGTTTCAGTTGTTGGAATATTTCGAGGACACACGAAATTTCAAGGAGAATGACGCATGAATTCGGAAGCCTCAACGCCCCCGGAAGACGGGACAAGCACCGAGACAACTTCACCCGACTGGCTGGGGAACCTTCCCGAAGACCTGACCATTGAAACCAAGGGCGAGGACGGCGCTGTTCAGAATCTGCCCCTTGCCCAGCACCCCAAGCTGGCGGAGTTCAAGAGCGTGGGCGACCTTGCCAAGAGCTACCTTGGCGCGCAGGAGCTCATAGGCCGCAAGGCCGTGGGGCTTGTGCCGCCAAAGGCCGACGCCAGCGACGAGGACAAGGCCGCTTTCGACAAGGAGCTTCGCGGCGTGCTTGGCGTGCCGGAGTCTGCGGACGGCTATGAACTGAAAATGGCCGAGGGCGTGGACGCGGACGAGACGCTGGTGAACTGGTTTAAGGGCACGGCCCATGGGCTGGGCCTGTCGCCGCAGCAGGCGCAGGGACTGACGGACGCGTGGAATACGCTGTCCGGCGAGTTCCTGAAACAGCAAGAGGCGGCGGAGGCCAAGGCCCGCGAGGACGCCAAGGCCAGCCTTGCACAGCTGTGGGGCGATGAGGCCCCGGCCAAGGCCGAGGCCGCAAAGCGCGGCTTTGCCGGGGCGGCCAAGAAGGCGGGCATCGCAGACGAGGAGGCCGAAGCCTTCATGAAGGCGCATGGGGACAGCCCCGTTGTCCTGCGCGTGTTTAGCGAGTTTGGGAAGGCATTCATGGAAGATGGCGCGGCGTCCGGCTCTGGGAGCGCTGGCGGGGCGGCTCCGTCTTCCGAACAGTTTTTCGCTGAAGAAGTCTTCGGCGGATAGGAGTTGGTGCGTATGAGCATCGAAAACGGCACCCTGCGCGAACTGTCGCAGGAGTATGCGAAGAAGCAGCCGCATCAGGTGGACAGCCTTACCGAAGAGGCTCCCATTCTGGACGGCATCAAGTTTGAGTCGGCCACGCACGCCCTGTGGAACGTGGCCGAGGAAGTCACGGATATCCGTGGCGGCGGCTTTGTGGATATGGACGCGCCGCTGGATTACGCGGACGTGGATTCCAGGCTGCGCAAGGTGGACCTCTCCATCATGGGCACGAAGATGTTCTGCCCGGAGGACAAGGCCCGCGCCTACGGCGGCAAGGAGAAATACTTTGCCAAGAAGACGCCCAAGGTTCTGCGCAAGCTGGGCGTGGATGCGGAAAAGGCCATCGTCTACCGGAATCTGCTGCCCTACGCCGTGGACCGTGGGAACCTGATTGATTCCGGCGGCGCGGGCAATGAGAACTGCGTCCTTATCGCGGTGCGCTGGGTGCCCGGTGAAACCTGTGGACTGTTCAGCCCCACCGGCTTTGGACAGGGCACGCTTATCAATGTGACGGCCCTGAGCAGCGGCAGCCTGTACGAGAACGATCAGGGCGTTTTGGGCTACGGCGTGCGCATGAAGGGCTACTTCGGCATGCAGCTCCTCAACCCCAAGACCGTGGCCGCGCTGGTGAACATCACCCCGCAAACGCGCCCCACCGCCATGCAGGTGGACGACCTGCTGGACAAGGTGCGCGCCAGCAAGAACACCGTTCTCTACTGCAATCCCAAAGTCCGCACCATCCTCGGTGAAATCGGCAAGGGCGCGTTCATGAACATGGGCCCCGGCGACAAGGCCGTTGACCGGCGCATTGCGGAGTGGAACGGCGTGCCCGTCATCACGAGCTACAACTTCAACGAGTACAGCGACGCCCATATCGCTGTGGAGTAGGAGGGGCCATGTACAAGCATACCCTGAAGGTTCATGGGCAGTATCTGGCGCAGGCACAGCCTCTTCCGGCAGGCGCGGGCGAGGACGGCAACGGCGCGACGCTGAAGCTGTCCGGCGACCTTGGCGGGCAGGAGGTGGCCGTGGAGGCCGCTTCCGCCGTCACCCTAGCCGCCGGAAAGGCGCTGACCGTCACCCTCAAGCATTCGGACAACGGCGCGGAGTGGGAAGAGCTTGGCGCGGTGAAGGCCGGTGCCGGGGAATATCCGGCGGGCGACATCCTTGCGCGGTTCGTGATTCCCACGAACTGCCGCAAGCTGGTGAAGGCGCACCTTGCCACCGATGACGCCGCGGCGTCCGGCTCGGTGCATGTGTATCCGCATTATCTGGCGCGATAGCCGGACAGGCCGGGCGGGGGCAGGTGTTCCCGCCCGGTAAAGCCAAGGGAGAAAGCCATGAAGGTGCAGGCGATTCGGGATGGATTTGATGGGCGCGAACTGCGCGCGGAAGGTGAAGTCTTTGACTGGCCGGGGCTTGAGGCGTGCCCCAAGTGGTGCAGGCCGCTGGATGCCGACAAGCTGGAGGATGGCGGCGGTGCCGGCGCACCAGTTGACGCAGGGGAGCCGGATGGCGCGGGCGAAGCGCTTTCCGACGGCACCCCACTGGCCAGCTTCTCCAAACGGGAGGAGATTCGCGACTATGGCGAGGCCGTCTTCGGCGCGTCCCCCACGTGGGGGGCGAAGGATGCCATGCTGGCCGAACTGGTGGAAATGGACCGCGCGGCGCAGGACGGGGAGTAGGCCATGGACGCATCCGCCGTCAGCATTCAAAGCGCCGCGTTGGTGGAGCTTGGAGACGAGCGCATCACCAGCGCCGACCAAGACACGGAGCGGGCGCGCATTGTCAGCGAGGTGTACGAGCCGGAGCGTGACGCCCTGCTTGAAGAGCATCCGTGGAACTTTGCCATAGCGCGGGTGGAACTGGCCCGCGCGGCGTCCGCTCCGGCCTTTGGGCATGCGCACGCCTTTGCCTTGCCCCCGGACTGCCTGACGGTGCTCGATACCTCGCCGTCCGGCATATGCTTTGAGATTGAGGGCGGGCGGCTGCTGACGGGTGAGCCGCGCGTGGCCGTGCGCTATGTGCGGCGCGTGACCAAGGCGGCGGACATGCCCCCGACCTTTCGGGCGGCGCTGGCCGCGCGCATCAGCGCCCGCATTGCCAAGAAGATCACCGGCTCGTCCGCCGAGAAGGAGCGCATGGAAGCTCTGTACCGTGAGCGCCTGCGCACGGCCAAGAGCCGGGATGCGCAGGGCGGTGGACGCATGGCTCCGCAGCGGCCTGACGTGTTCGTGCGGGCAAGGGCGTAGCCATGCGAGCAACACCTATCATCAATTCTTTTACGGCCGGGGAGCTCTCGCACCATTTGGACGGCCGCACGGACCATGAAAAGTATTACGCCGGGTGCCGCAGGCTGGAGAACTTTATCCCGCGTCCGCATGGGAGCGTGTTCCGCAGGCCGGGGACGCGCTTCATTGCGCCCGTGAAGGATGAGGCCGTACCGGTGCGGCTGTTGCCCTTTGACTTCAACGGCACGTCCTCGCAGAGCTATGTCATTGAAATGGGCGGCGGCGTGCTCCGGTTTTACATGGACGGCGGGTTGGTGCTGGACGCCGAAGGCGCGCCGTATGAAGTGCCCGCGCCGTGGAGCGGCGAGGACATCTGGAGCGTGAACGCGGTGCAGAGCGCGGATGTGCTGTATCTGGTGCATCCGAAGGTGCGCCCGCACAAGCTGACGCGCGCCGCGCACGCCGACTGGACCCTTGCGCCCATGGCCTTTGCGTGGCCGGGCAGTGATGTGCAGTTGAAGGGCGGGCACGGCAAGCAGGGCGACACCATGACCTTGCCGAAGGGTACCCTGTTTGAAAGCTCGTGGATGGTGCAGGGCCGGGACGGCGAAGGCAACGCCGAATACTTCCGGTACATCGGCGAGCACCAGTGCGACGCGCTGGACGCGGAAACCGTCGTCACCTTCAAGGACAGCCCCGGCGCGGACAACACCACGCACATTGAGAGCGTGCGCGACTCCGGCGGCACGGTGCGGACCAAGTTCTGGAAGAAGGTGGACCAGCACCACACCATGCCCGAGGACTGGAAGGACGAAAGCTGGCCGTCGTGCGTTGGCTTCTACGAGGACCGGCTTGTGCTGGCGGCGACGCCGGAAAAGCCGCTGACTGTGTGGTTGTCGCGCACGGGGGAGTATGAGGACTTTCGGCTGAACACCAGCCCCTATGAAAAAGGCGTGCAGGGTGATCCGCTGGATGATGACGCCATTGAGATTGTGCTGTCCGGCTCCCGCGTGAACCCCATTCAGTGGGTTATGGATCAGGATTCGTTGTTGGTGGGCACCAATACGTCGGAGGTGAAGGTTTGGTCCGGCGTGGACGGCGAGGGCATGACCCCGGCCAAGTGTCAGCGCAAACGCCAGTCCGCCCACGGCAGTGCGGCCCTGCCCGCCCAGCTTGTCTCGAACGCGGTGCTTTTCGTCTCGCGCTCCGGGCGCAAGGTGCGCGAGATGTCCTTTGATTTCTCCAGCTACTCCTACAACGCCCCGGAACTGACGCTGCTGGCCGAACACATTACGGGCGGCGGCATCAGGGATATGGACTATGCCCGCGAGCCTGACGGCGTGCTGTGGTGCGCGCGGCGTGACGGCCAGCTTGTGGCCTGCACCTACCTGCGCGAAGAGAACGTGCGCGCGTGGCACCGCCACCCGATTGGGGGTGACGGGCGCGCGGAGTCCGTGGCCGTGATTCCGGGACCGAAGGGGGATGAAGTGTGGCTTGTGGTCCGGCGCACCGTAGGCGGGACTGTGCGCCGCTACGTGGAACGGCTGGACCCGAATTTTGATTCCCTGAACCAGCAGGACGCGCGGGAAGCGTTCTTTGTGGACTCTGGCCTTTCTTACCACGGCGAGGCCAAGACGGAGTTTTCCGGCCTTGAGCATTTGGAGGGCGAGGAGGTGGCGGTTTTGGCTGACGGGTGCGTGCTGGGCCGCCAGCGTGTGCAGGGCGGGACGGTGGCCCTTGGGCGGCCTGCGCAGGTGGCGCACGTGGGCTTGCCGTATTCCAGCATTCTTCAGCCCATGCGCCTTGAGGCCGGAAGTCCCGGCGGCACGGCGCAGACCAAGCGCAAGCGCGTGATGGGCGTCACCGTGCGGTTTATGGATGCGGTGGGCGGCAGTGTGTGCGCCGGGGACGACAGGCAGGGCAAGTACGAGGAAATCATTCCCCACACGCAGCCCGTGCGCGGCGGCGAGGCTCCGCGTCTGTTCGCCGGTGACAAACAGGTGCGCCTGTCCGGCGGTTTTGACCGGGACGGCCTGTTCACCGTGCGGCAGGATGACCCGCTTCCCATGACCGTGGTGTGCTGTGTGCCCGAAGTGCAGGGGGGCAACTGATGCGGCTGGACATCGTTCCCTTTGTCCCCGCGCATGCGGAAGAGATTGCCCTTCGCGAGCTTGACCTTGTGCCCTTTGCGGACGCCGGGGCGACGGCGCGGGACATGGGCCGCGTGTATGCGGCAGGTGGTCCGGCCTTCACTGGACTGGCCGCAGGGCGCGTGGTGGCGTGCGCGGGCATCGTGGTAACGCGCCCCGGCCTTGGCGACGGCTGGGCGCTGACCAGCCCGGACACGCCGCGCTTTGCCCTTTCCTTTTGCCGCGCGTTCTCGCGGCTGATGCCGCAGGTCATTGCGGACTTTCACCTCACGCGCGTGCAGGCCTTGGTTGTGGATGGACACACCGTGTCCCGCCAGTGGCTGGCGCGCATGGGGTTTGGCTTTGAAGGCACGCTCAGGAAGTACCTGAACGGGCGCGATTATCACATGTACGCGAGGGTAGCGTGATGGCTTCTGTGATGTTTGGAACGGCGGCGGTCGCGGCGACGGAAACCACAGCGGCCACAGCGGCAACGGCAGGGCTGTTTGGCGCAGGTGGGCAGTTTGCCCTTGGGCAGACCCTGTTGACCACTGGCGCGTTGGCGGGCGGCGTCGGAACCTTGGCGTCCGGCATGCAGCAAGCCGAAATGGCCGACGCACAGGCCGACTACGCCGAAGGCATGGGACGCTACAACGCCGCGCTTATCGAACAGCAGGCCGACCACGACAAGCGCGTTGCCGCCGAGGGCTTCCGCCGCGAACAGGCGCGCCGCCGCGTTGCCATGGGCAAAAGCGGCGTCTCCGGCGGCTCCGCCGTAGAGGTGCTGGCCGGGGCGGCGGCGAGCGCGGCCCTAGATAGGGAAATGATCGGCTACAACGCCAAGCTAAAAGCGCGGACGGCGCGATATGGCGGCAAAGCGGATGCAGGGTTTTATCGGTCAAGCGCCCGCGCAAGCAGGACAGCGGCTCCGATGGAGGCCGGGGGAAGTCTGCTTGCAGGGGGAGCGCGGATTTTTAGAGGCGGGAGGTAGAGCGAGTGAAGTCACGGATTCCTATGGACGCTCCGATGCTCTC